CGCTGCGCGTGCATCGTCTCCATTGGGAAGCACGGCTACGTCTCGTCCTCTAAGTGTGCTGGTAACTGCACGCTGGTGAGTACTATAGACGAGGCCGCTGAGCTATCCCCGATCAACATGGAAGTTGACGCGCCCCCTCCGCCCGAACCGGTCCCCGAGAGCCATCTTCTCTTCAATCAGATGGCGTCCTCTTCAAGACCGATCAGGCCCCCCCGAGCTTGGTCCGGTACGACGATTGATCAGCGCTATAAGCGCATCGCGTCCGTTCCCTCGCTCGCCAACCCGCCGCCCTTCTTCTATCATTGCCGCCTGCTCGCGCAGGCAGAAGAAGCCATTGCCGACGCAGTGGCACGCAAACTCAAAGACGCAGAAATGCGTCCGATCGTTGAGAAGCGTGACCATTACAATCATCTCGCCTTCCGGTCTTTCGCACATTCTCTAGGAGCTCAGGTGGAGTCCTTTGATAAGCGCGAGTCCGACAGGGCATTAAGTGAGATGCTTGGCGCCGTCGGCATTGCAGCAACGGGTACTTTCCGATACCAGGAGTTTGTGACCACCGATCCTATTGTGGCGTTCTCCTTGTATATGGGCCGGAAAGTCTTCTCCCCCGCCAACCCCCTTCACCCGCCGGATATACAGCCGTACTACGACCGTATGACCACCCCTCCGGCGGCTCCCCTCCCTTCCAAGGCCGTTCTGTTCTTTGAACGGCTCGCTCGGATTTTGTGTCGGCGCCCGCGCACTTTCTGTTGGTCTAAACAGACCATTTCAGCGTCTCCCAAGTCCTGTATCGAACGGACTAGTTTGGAGGGAGGAAAAAGGGTCTCCCTATTCGTCGAACACGATGCACCGTTTCGCGACAAGCGCGGCGTAATTGCTAAGGTAATCTATACCGGCGGTAAGCATCGAACGATAGGGGTTAATCCGGCCGCAACGCATCAGTTCTCTGTCCTCAATCGGATCATGGGAAAGAGACTGAGAGGTTTCAAGAGCGCTATCTTCGGGCGCGAAGTAGAAGACTGGGTGGCTGACGTCGAGGAGAACATTCTCCGTCATGCCGCTTCCGACGACTTCACTTTCGTGTCCGGCGATCTTAAGAGCGCTACTGACCTCCTGCACCGCGACATCGCAAAGATCTTCTGTGACGAACTTGTGAACCAGTTCGATCTAGACGAAGACCAATCAGAACTCCTTCGTGGCTATACGTATCAAGCCCGTTACTACGAAAGAAGGTATCTGAGCGTTGTCAAAGTGCGGGCCTGCGGCTGCTTCGACCCCGAGAAATGTGACCACTTCCTTGAACAAGTGGGCGGATGGAATATGGCCTCCGACGTATCGTTCCCGATACTATGCGGAGCCTCAATGTATATTCTCATAACCGCCGCAGGAAGGATGGACGAGTTTCTCGCAATCGTCGACGAAAAGAAGAGAAAAGAGTGGCTAACCGCTTTTGACGAGGGCGGTTTTAATGGGGATGATGTGGCCCTCTGGGGGCCTAAAGAAAGGGAGAAGAGCTGGTTAGAGGCCGTCGTATCGATCAACGGCGTCCCCGAACCGGCGAAAAGCCCGTCCAACCCGGTTTACTTTACAGTAAACTCCCGACTCTTCGCACTCAAGAACGGCAAGGTCGGCCCTATGCGCTCGGTACACCCTGGGAAGCTCGTCCATATTCTGGGCGGTGCTCCGTCGAGTCCCGATGCGCACTGGGTCGATCTGTTAAACTGCCGCCCTAAGTGGAGAAGAGAATTAGGCGTAGATCTTGTCCTACGCCCCCGTATACCCGTGCAACTGGGGGGAGTCGGCCTTTACAGGCCAACTCTGATCACCCAAGCCGACATTGAGTCTGTCCTTTGGTTCGAAGCGACTAGACCCGACTTTGTCGGCAAGACTCAGCACGTGAATATTGGGGGCGAGACTACGCGCCGGGAGTGCCACCAGGTTGGGGCGAAGGTGAAGGTGAAGAAAGGGGTGTGGAAAGATGTGATGACGCGCCAATACGGCTCCCCCAAGGGGCTGTACTGGTCGTTCCGACCGTCCGAGAGGCGTTTTGACGACGCGCTCCTCGCGATGGTACTGGCGCGTGCCGAAGATCCTATCATCCAAAAGAAAGTAGCGGAGAAGCTCAACCTCTACTGGGATGCTGAAGAAGAAGGCTGCGTCGTCGTATCAAAGGACTGGCTGCCATGGGATGTCCCATGTGTCGAATTAAAAGGGTAGTTCCCCGTCAGTTGCCT